ATGGCCCAGACATCGCCGGTGCGGGACACCGGCACCACAGGGGCATCCGGCACATCATCAGCAGCGTCCGGTTCGTCGGCATCTGCCTCCTGGTCGGCGTCATCGGTTTCCACCTCGTCAGCGAGCAAGGCCTCGATCTCAGCATCCTCGAAACCGGTCAACGCAAGGTCGTACCCGGCCTCGGACAGCTCGGCCATCTCCAGCGCCAGCATCTCCTCGTTCCAACCGGCGTCGAGCGCCAGCCGGTTGTCAGAGATGACGTAGGCACGCTTCTGCGTGGGCGAGAGGTGCGCCAGTTCTATGACCGGCACCTGATCCAGCCCGAGCTTGCGCGCGGCGGCCAGACGACCGTGGCCCGCGATGATCCCGTTGTCGCCGTCCACCAGAACCGGATTCGTCCAGCCGTACTCGACGATGCTGGCGGCGATCTTGGCCACCTGCTCATCCGTGTGCGTGCGTGGATTACGGGCGTAGGGGATCAGCGCCTCGACCTTGCGGTACTCGACGTTGAGCGTGTTCAGAATCGGTTCCTCAAAAGGAAAGCCCGCCGACGGAAAACCGTGGGCGGGCTCGTGATGGGTGCGGACTGGTGCGGGTGCAAACTGCAAACCCTGCAAACCTTGGTTTGCAGTCGGACGCTAGACGACTGCCGCGCTCGCGCCCCCCGCATTGCGATTTGGGAAGGAAGGACCCCTTTTGCCTGGGCCTATCGCCTCAACCGTCACCGCTGTCCAGAAGATAGCCGAAATACTACCCCCGACCGGGCTGTTTTGTTGCAGGGCTGGCGGGCCTCGAAACGGACAAGCAAGGCAAAGCAGGGACAAGCGCGGCAAGCATTACCCTAAATTGCCCACGTTTTTGGAAGGCAACCGCACGCCTTCGCTGTTGAGGTTCGCAGCCACGATCTCCATTGCCCTCTGCCAACGCCGCCACGCCGTCGTCCGGTCGCAGGCAAAGCGAATCGTGATGTCCCTCCAGCCGTAGCGCTTGGCCCGCATCCACACGAGATGGCGCTGCTCGACCTCGAGCCACTGCACCCAGCGCATCGTCTCCAGCATCCGGTCGATGGCCTCGGGGCTTGGTGGGAAGGGTCGGTACACCTTCTCGTCGGCAGCAAAGGCTTCCCACTCCTTGCGAACGAAGGCGGGCCAACAATTGAAGTAGCCCTGCACACGTACAGGGGGCAGGCGTCGTCCGGTGGTGGCGGCCTCTTCGAAGCGTGCTGCCACGTCGTCGCTTGTCCACTCAGCCATGACGCGTCCCTCCCAGCCCGTACAGACGTTCACCAATGCGTCGCACGATCTCGCGTTCGATGAAGTCCAGACGGTCGTCGGACGCGTTGACCACCAGGATGTGTTGATCACGCCAGCCACGTTCCTTGATGACGTCCAGATCGGTGGCTTGTGGCTGCAGCCGACCAAGGGGGCAGCGGTATTGGGGTGTCGGAACCTTCACGTCACACCTCCTGCGTCTCGACTGCCCAGTGCAGCAGGGCCAGTGCGTCGGCTTCGTTGTCGTCGACTGGGGTGTGACCACGCTCGCGGACGGACGTGATCATTTCGTCCTTGCCCGCGTTGCCTTTGCCGGTTGCGTGCTTCTTGATCGTGCCGACCGGAACGCCCTGGTAGGGGATGTTGTGATGTTCACACCACGCAGTCAGGTGCCCCATGAATCCGCCGTAGGCGTGCGCCGCGTCAACGCCAGCGTGCCTCCGAACTTCCTCGAAGAACACCGCGTTGATGTGATTGCTGACCGACAGCAGTTCGTTGAGCCAGCGCTTGAATCGAAGGAAACGCATCCCGCCGCCTTCAAATCGCTGCGGCTTGAAGTGCTCCGTGCCGCTGGTGATGGTGCCGTCCAGGTGCTGCAGAGCCCACCCGGTGTGTGTGCCCAGATCAAGGGCCAGGATTGTCGTGTTCATGCTTTTTATCCTTTCGCGCTTCTGTCTGACGCAGCCGACGCAGTCAGTCGAAACACTCCATGAGGTGCGCGTCACGCACGCGTGTAGAGAGTTACGAGGAACAGCGTCAGCTGCGTCAGACGATGCGGTTTCCATAGAGATCAGTTGTCGGCATAAGGCGTGTAGGCGGCCGTGGGCGGGGTCTTGAGCCCGATCCCCTGAAACCCGCGCACGCCCATGCCGTTGCGCCACTTCTCCACGCCCCTGGTGATGAGCAGATCGGAGAAGCGGCGTTGCGAGCCGATGAATTCACCCGCTGCCTCGGCCCACAGCTTCCAGTCGTTGAACAGTTCGGCAGTCAAAGACTTCGCAGTGGCCACACGAACGCAGCGCTCATCCAGCCACCGGCCCAACGCGTCCTCGGCTTCGAAGTACTCCTCAGTGGCGTCGACGACTTGCTGCGGGAGATCGAGACGTCCCAGGCGTTGCCAGTCGAGGCATCCCTGTACCGCCCAGGCCAGGATGCCGTCGCGCTCGGCCAGCAATTTCTGCTGCAGGTGCTTGTCTCGTCGCTCGGGCGGCACGGTGATCGTGAAGGGGATCAGGTGCAGCCGTCGCTTCATCGCCTCGTCAATGTTGCGAATGGCAGGCTTGTGATTGCCCGCGACGAACAACTTGAATTGAGGGAAAAACTCGAAGAAGTCCTGCCGCATAAAGCGCGCAGAGATCTTGTCGCCCCCGGTCAGGTTCTTGACCTTCGACTCTGCCCAGCGCCGCCCCTGCTCGGTCTCAATTGCCGCCACGAAACGTGCCCCACGCAGACCGGCCATGTCGGTCGGATGCCGGTCGGTGCGCGTTTCCATAAACGTGTCCATCGGCGCGTTGGTGGCGTAATCGCCGAGGATGGTGGCCAACGTGTTCACGAACACCGACTTGCCATTCGCGCCAGTGCCGTACAGGAAAAATAGGGCGTGCTCCCGGGTAGATCCGGTCAGCGCGTAGCCCACCATCCGCTGCAAATAGACCTGCAGCTCCTTGTCACCACCCGTGACCTCATCGAGGAACTGCCGCCAAGTTGGGCAGTCGCCACCGGGTGTGGCCGTGGTGATCTTGGTCATCCGGTCGGCGCGGTCGTGTGGGCGTAGACGTCCGGTCTTAAGGTCGACGACGCCACCAGGTGTGTTGAGCAGCCACGGATCTGCATCCCATTCGTCGGTCGTGGCCGCGTGCCTGCGATCCGCCCGTGCCAGCCGTTCGACACCGCCCACGGTGCTGGATGCCGCAAGTTTGGCCGCGACCTTGGGGTTGTTGGCGTTGATAGCAGCGTGACGACAGACGTGGCGGATGAGATCGGCGGCAGCCAAGGTGTCCTCGGTGCGCCAGCGGAGACCATCCCAGACCAGCCACCGACCCCAGCCCGCGACATAGCGCCAGTCGCGGTGATAGCGGCGCGTGAATGACAGCGCCAGCGCGTCCTCGGTGCCCCATACCGAGTCCTCGATTCCGCCACCAGCGCTTGTCGGATCGCGCTCGGGGTCGTCCGATATGAGATGCATCTGAAGGCGCGGGCCATGAGCAATGAAGCCCGCGACATCGAAGCCTTCGTTCTTGGCATCGGCCGCATCCCAGCCATCAGCAGCGTCCTCGGGCGGGTACAGGATGTAGCAGGACTTTGCACCAGCCAGCAGCAGCGCCTGGGAGGCTCGATCCGCGTATTCCCAACCCGGCTTGTCCTTGTCGGGCCAGATGAGCACAGATTTGCCTGCCAGCGGCGACCAGTCGGTTTTGTCAACCGGCGCGTTGGCTCCGTGCATCGCAGTGGTGGCACAAATGCCAAAGCCGATCAGCGTCTGTGCGCACTTCTCACCTTCAACCAGGACGACTGTGTCTACCGACAGGAGCCCCGGCTGGTTGTAAAGCGGACGTGTCTCAGGCGGAGCCATCTTGCGTCGCTTGGCATCCCACGGCCGGAACTCCTTCTTGCGACCGGGTGGGTCGTAGCGGTAGACGACCGCAATCAGCTTGCCTGTGGCGTCCAGGTAATCCCACTTGGCCGTGGCTGGACCGAGATCGTCGACCGGTACTTCCTTCTTGACTTTACGCATCGGTAGCGACCGCGAGCGCCCGAGCAGGTCAGCAGCGGCGTCCAGCACGCGGGGAAAGTCGCTGTGAACGTCGATGCCGCAGTAGCCGCCGATCAGCGCATAGATGTCGCCGCCTGAGTTGTCGGCACGATCCGTCCACAGACCGACCTTCTCACCTTCGAGCACCACCTCTAGGCTGTCACCTGGACTGCCGAGGATGTCGCCGATCAGGAACTTGCCACGGCGCTTCTTGCCAGCCGGAAACATCGTGGTCAGCACCGACTCCAGTCGCGCCAGCAGTTCGGTGCGAATCTCGTCTCGTTCAGACTCCCTGTTGCGCTCCGCAGATTGGGTTGTGTCGTTGAAGTCGATCATTCGGCTCCCTCGACAGGTGCGTCCGCGTCCTGGACATCACGGCCCTGGACGGCGGTGGTAAGCGTGGCCCACGCAGAGAGATCGGACAGGCGGTAGCGCACCAGACCGCCCATCAGGTAGTGCGGAATCCGGTACTTGGTGCGCATCGCGTGATCGGCGAACCAGTAGTACGGCAGGCGCAACGCGGCGGCCGCCTGCTTGGCATCGATCATCGGCTCGATGCCGGTGGCCGGGGTGTTGTTGTCGGTCATGCTTGTGTTCTCCAGCAGCGGTCTTGCCACGCGCACATCCGGCACTCGAAGTGGGTCGGATCATTGAAGGCGCGCGGCAGGAGTTCGCCTGCTTCGGTGGCCGTGATGACCTTCACCGCCCGATCCGACATGCGCTGGGCCAGGGCTGCGTCAAAGGGCACGGCCTCGGTGTAGATCTCCATCGTGTCGGCGTTGAGCGCCGTGAAGATCGCCGGGTGCTCGTGCAGTTCGAGATAGGCTTGGTAGATCGCCACTTGCGCGGCGTAGACGGGCTTGGCCACGGCGAGCCGGTTCTTCTCCAGCTCGCGCCAGGACTTCGAGCCCAAGCACTTGTTTTCCCAGAGCGCCGGGTAGGCAAAGCCCTCCGGGCCATCGACGATGACACCGTCGATGTGGCCCTGCAGACGGCCATCAGCCACGCAGAAGCCAAACTGCTCGCCATCGGCCCTGCGGGTACGCAGGTCGAAACCGGCGTCGCGCAGCCACGCGACCATGCAGTCCTCCATGACGTGGCCGCGCTCGAAGATGCGTAGCATCCGGCCCGGGGTGTCCCGGCCGTGATCGACGGGAGCCTTGGCGTACTCAAACTGCAGCGCACGCTCGCAGGCAGCGCCCAACCGCGAGGCACCAAGGTACTGGCGCTCGGACTGCTTGGCTCGGGCCCGCTGCATCCCGGCGTCGACCAGCGAGGTAATCTGCCCCGAGATGCTCGACGTGGAGTTGAAGTCCATCATGGCTTCTTCCCCTTCGGTTCTTCCCAAGGCAGGTCGTCCTCCAGATCCGCGAACGGATTGGCTGCACTCGGAGTCATGGGATCGGGCGTCTGCGTCATGCCGCGCACGGGCGGGTACTTGCTCGCCTCGTGGTGTTCAACCATCGCCTCGGTGTAGCAAGTGACGATGGCGTCGATCACCTGCAGCGCCTCGGCTTCGGAGTAGTTGCCCAGCGGTTTGGTGAAACCGATCTCGCCCGCCGCCTCGCCGAAGGACTTGAGGCACTTGCGCATGGCGGCCAGCTCGATATCAGAGGGATCGATCATGGTGACCCCCTTGATGTCGGTGCGACCATCCTTGGCGCGCAGCCAGTTGCCATACATCGCGTGGAACGCGGTCTGGCAGCGCTGCGAGCAGAACACCCAGTCGATGGGGTAGCGCCGAGGATCGCCGACACCGTGTCGGTTGTCGGTGTGACCGAATCCCCGGGCCTGTCGTTTGCAGACCCAGCATTTCACGCCACCTCCTCAAAGTCTTCCGCGAGCAGGCCCAACTGCAGCGAGCCGCCTGCGAAGGCCGCTTCGCAACGGCGGTCGAAGTCGCGGTAGCAGGTTGAGCTGCGCGCAATCGCGGTCACCGCATGAATCTGCGTTTCCAGACGTGCGAGGCCCTGATCGGACAGCCACTGGTGGTGCTTTTGCGAGATGCCCTTGCGAGCACGGATCTCGTCAATCAGCGTGGCGGGCAACACCGGCCCATAGACCCAGCGCTGCGTGATCTGGCCAACAACGTGGGGCGGGTTCTGGTCGTGGCCCTGGTACTTCCAGCCAAACAGCCGGTAGAGGGCGCGGTAGTAGTCCGGGTGGAAGCGGCGCTCCCACGAAGAGCACGACTGGCGCAGCAGCTTGGAGATCAGTTCCTGCAACGCGTCAGGCGCGCGGTGGTACTGGTAGCCCGTCGCCTCGTCGATCAGCGCGACCTCGCCGGTGGTGGCCAGCGCGCGCATGATCTTCATGCAGTT